CATGAGCCACGATGGTATTCGTACCATCCTGAGACACGATTGGGTACCACTCTTTCGGGTCCCAGCATGTGAAGGTCTTACGGCCCGTATCATCCAGGTAAGTACGCCAAATCGCGTCGCCGTACCGACTCACATCGATAGCGGTCGAGTATAGCTTCGCGTCGAAGTCCGTGTAATCACGGACATCCTTTAGCGCCTGGTTTTCTTTACTGGTGACACCTGTAATGGAAGGATATTCGCCACAAACCAGGTCAGCCATCTTGAGGCTCATCAGCCTCTGATAGTTCATCAGAACCGGAAAGCTAATAATGTCCTCGAAATTGCCAATAACCTGAGAGATGCGTTTGGCACATTTCTGGTAAACACTAATCGTACCTTCACGCTGATAGGCTTTGTCGCGAGTCCGCAACTCATCACCGAAGTGCTCCCCATCAAAGAGGGCTTCGTTCTCGACATAACGGTGAATCCGGTCAAGCTCTTTCAACGGAGGAAAGGGCTGCCCCGGCTCCAGCCATGCCAGATTTCGTAACATTCCGATTCCTCCTTATCGTCTTACTGGTGACACCCCGTAGACACCCGTCAACTCGCCTTGGCTATCTGTGTAGAGTGCGTAGCGATCAGAGTCACATGCGTGGTCGTGAATTTTCAATGGGCGGTCAACGCCCTTAAGTTGCGCAGCGGAATCCCAAACGTAGGACACATACTCTTTATCCGTGGCCTTGCAGGAATTATCGATGAAGTATCGATTAGATGCAAGCATCTTGCCTACGAAACGAATGCCATTGATGACATCATTATCCGCGTTCAAGATGCGATATCCTCGACGCATCAGTTCAACCTTCCAGCTCGCTGCCGCGGGATCGATATAGATGGCAGTTGGAATAATTCCTCCAAGCCAGTTCACGAATTCATTCGCAAACTCGCCATCCGTTTTCTGCTTGTTTTCCTTTTGTGCGTCCCAGTAGTATTCACGGGTCTTGAAAACTCTGCCATCGGGAAGCTTAGCAAAAAGACCCCAGGACATAACTGTCGAGGTACCGTAGTCGCAACCTACAATCCACCGGATTGCATTCGGATGAACGCCTGCCTTCACAATCTCTTTATTTGTGTCGATTTTGTGAATCGAGGGCTCATACATATCATAGATACGTCCCTCAGCGGCAACCCAGTCACCTTTAATCATCCGGTCATACCACACGCCCTTGTACATCTGCTTCAAGGACTTGACGTAATCAGGGTCAAGCGAGAGGTTATCGTCCATCAAGAACTTCCAACAACGCTTATCCTGAATGTCGTCGTTTATGATATAATCGGTATAAAACCAATGGTATGGACTATCTGGGTTGCAGTTACAGAAACATTGCGCACCCTTAATAGACATACGAGCCATCAGCTGGTTGAAGACACTCTGCGGATAAAGGTTCACCTCGTCACACAGCGCTCCGGCAAAAGTTGCACCGCGGATTTTCGACTCAGCGTCCTCGTTATTTGCACCGAAGCAATAAATCCGCCGCCCGAAGACTTTCAGGTCACCCTGCTGCCTGTTCACCCATTTATAGTGCTTAGGACCAACAATGTCGAACAGATCATTCAACACGTTACGTTGCAGAGTGGCCGTAGTCTTGCCAAACATTGCCAAGTCGCCGGGAGGCCCATTCATGATGTACTCAAGCCACCTCACAGTGCAGTTAATCGTTTTAGACGAACGTACTGCACCATAAAGGATATTCAACCGAGCCGTGGACCTATCAAAGAAGTCCAATGCCTTTGGACTGAACGGCGCCCACTCAATCATTTTTAAGCCTCGCTATCTGCGTCCTCACCCGAGTCGTTAGTAGTTACCGGGGAGAAGGCTTGCCGAGAAGCCTGCAACGCATTCGCGAGGGTAGTCAGACCGCTCAGGCCGTCATCCTTCGGACCGTTCAGGAGGTGATCGATATCCGCGATAGCCTTCACGGTCTTCTGCAGCGTATCACCACAACCCAGATAGAGGTCGGCCACAGGCTTGGTCAGGCATTTCTCAAACGTGGGATCATCCCCAGCCTCGCCACGATTCATGCTACCACGGATACGTTTGCCGACCTGCTTCAAGGTCACAGCGTATTCCTGGGCAGCTTCGCCAAGGAGATCGGCCTCATGAATTTTCAGCCGGCGGACGATAGAATCCGTGCCATCGGATCCGTAGGGCGTATGGAAGAGGCTATGGCGCCGAAGGTCCTCGACATTTACTTCAAATTCCTCAGCGATTTTTTCCAGCGTCAGCGACGCATCACCGGGGCCCACTTTGAAAAGGACCCGCTCAATTTTTTCGCGGTCAGAGTGTTTACAAATCGGACAATCTTTCACTGTGCGAATCCTCCCTTCAATCGGTTCTCAAAAATAAACCGTGCTCTTTTTATACTTATATTATATAATAAGATTAGAGGAAAGTCAAGCTTACTAAAACAAAAAATTTTTTGACCCCTGCGGGAGGTGCTTATAATGAGAAGGCAAAAGTACATCGACATGGCATACTCAAATCCAAAAGGTCAGGAATGGCTGAGAACTCTCCACAGAACGGATTTCTGGAATCAATGGTGTACATTAGTCAAAAATGCATCACCCAAGAGATGGTATCCAGATATCTCCGGACAAAGAACCCGTGCAGAAAAAATTGTCGTAGCAGCCATCTGGCATTTCGGGTTCGCAAATGATTCACCGATAAGCGACGCGGTCCGCAGAACCTGCGGTAGGTTGCGCAATCCGCCTGATGAGGGGGGTGGGGTGGACTTATACGGGACTTCTCTAAATTGTATGGACTATCGGACCTTTGGAATGCCTCGTGAGTTTTGGTGGCTCGAAGAGTTTCTCGAGTATACGATCCGCCCGCATCTGGATAGCTCGGATAAACGCCTCCCAGGTCAGACCTGGTAGTCGTGACTACTCGTGCCGAGGAGCGTGCCCAGTATTTTTCTGTGCGCCGATTTGTCCCTGACCCAAAATTTTCAAGTTTGTGTGTAGTGCCCCCGCCTGTTTAATAGTGGACAGTGTGGTATAGTAACACTCTAACCCGTCAAACATTAAACGAATAAAGTGTAACACAATAACGTACTAACATATTAACAGATCAAAGTGTAAAAGTATAAAGTGTAACACAGTCCATAGCTAACAAATTGGTTAATAAACTAACCCGTCAAACAGTAAAGTACGAATCAGTAAAATAGATAAAAACACGTCCAACAAGTTAGTGAAAAGATCAACAGAAAAACCGTTGCTATTTATCAAATCGAAGCGTATAATTATATCATAAGATAAAGATAAAGCAAAGAGCAAGTAAAAAGTACCGGGTCAAAAAGCAATCAAACAAATCGTTAAAACTTAGTCAAAATACCCAGTGCAAAGCAATCAAATAAAGCGTATAATAAATATAGAAAGAAAGGAAAGAGATGGTTCAGGAGGGTTCAACCTAAAAGCCCTACCCCACCTCGCATAGAGGATATTAAGCCGGGGCTCCGGCATCACAATAGAGCCCAATACGAAAGGAGACACCATGTCTAAGAAGATCAACACTAAGGCGATCGATGCGACTGCCACCACCAGCGAGGAAGCTACCACCGCTACCCCCACCACCCCCGTGGCGGACCTGCGCTCCTTGATGGAGCAGTACCCCAATGCTTCCCTGCGGAAGCTGGCCATCTCCTGCGAGATCAGCTATGGCTGGGTTCTCAAGTGCTCCAAGAAGCCCATTCCCAATGTCCCCTATGATCCCGAGGCCATCAACTACGAAGAGGTTGCGCAGGTCTTCGCTCGGCGCGGCATCGACCTCAACCTCGTGGATTGGGCGGCCCTCAACGAGGGTACGTTGCGCAAGGGGGCTCTCCTCACGAAGGACATGGATGCCTTCCAGGTCGGCGCGAAGGTGTGGCTCCGTGAGGACAACGTTACTCCGTTCACCATCTGCTACAAGACTGAGACCCACATCGTCATCATGAAGGATGGCACCACTGAGCCGCGTGCCTGGAGCCACGCCACGTTCCTGATGAAGGGCCCCGTGTTCGAGCCTCGGACCATCACTGAAAAGTCCAACGACAGCGCCGAGGAGGCTACTGAGGAGGCCTAACGGCCCCTCGGTGCCCCGAGCAGGTTGCGCACATCAAATGAGGAGGTAACTCAAAATGTCGATGTATGATTGCCCTGAGCGTCCGCTCGAGCCACCCGAGGATCGCAGGCCGGTGTATGGCCGCTGCGCGTGTTGCGAAGAGGAGATCCGCGAGGGTGATGATTGCTGGGATTTCCGTCCCTTCGGCGGCCGGCTGTACTGTGAGTACTGCGCGGATGATGCTCATAAAATCGAAGTGGAGGTCGAGTAAGCAATGTGGTTCCTAATTGGTTTCATTCGGCGCCTGTTCTTCAAGAACAAGTTCTGAGCGGTAAGCAGTGGGGCTCTGGCGAGTGAGTTGCACAAAGGGCTAAAGCCACCTGAAAGCCAGAGCCTCAAGGGTAATACGTAAAGCGCGCCCAAGCGCGTGGCCTCTTAACGCCATTTGCTGGCGTAGGTTGCACAAGGAGATGAGCGCCCGCGAACCTTGAAAATTGAATTGAGGAGGGTAACCACGATCAATCAGTTATTAGTATACTACGGCTGCCAGGCAAGCCTATATAAAAGAAAAAAGGAAGGCGAAAGCCTTTCCAAAAATTCTTAAAACTGATTTATCGTTATTCCCTTGATTCCTTACTTAATATCTTTCCTAATTGCCCTTTCAATCGGTATCATACATAGTATTTTCTTTGTTTCTCCTTTTTTAATAAATAAAAAAATGAGAAACAATGAATATAGATTGTTAAGACAGATAGGAGGGAGTAAAAGGTAGAGATATCACGGAGGTTAGATTCCACGTATGAATCATCTTTCTATCAGTTGATTCTCTTCACCTAAAAACGAATTTCCAAAATATAGACTCAGAGCGCCGCCAATCTATACTAATAACTGATAGAATGTGATGAGAAAATACCCAAACAGAAAGGAAGTAACAACAAAATGTCACAAAATAGCTTACCGCAATGTGCGAAATGTTCGTTCTTTGATAAGTGCACGATCCCCTGGGAGTCAACCCATAACGGCGCGTGCATCCTCTTCGATCCGGTCGATGCTCCCACTGATGCCGAGGCCGAGGAGCCTACTCCCGAGCGCGCCTCTACTGACCAAAGTACCGCGCAGAGCATCTCTTCGAACCCCTCTAATGAAACCCCAAGCCCCCTTCCCACTGCGCAACCTACTCCGGTAGGAGTCGAAGCGTCCACGCCCGTAGTAGTAAAGGAAGGCCCTAAAACGTATCACGTTCCTGCGGGCGCTTTTGATTCGGATATCGACACGCTGGATCTCGATAGGCATCACGAGGCGCGGAAGGACATTGCCAAGGCGTTGCAGTACCTCCGCAACATTGCCGAGTGCTGGCAGAGATCCGAGGAAGGTCAGAAATGGATTCAGGTAATCAACCTGGAGGTCCTCTATGGCGGTAGGGCGCAGGCGCATTTGGGGTTCGAGACCTGGGTCCGTATGGTGAAAACTTTATGTGCGGAACAGCGAGTGAGTATCCGGCGGCATTCGGGGAAGGATTTAGGGCTCCCGATTGAGGAAGCGACCTTCCACTGTTCGTTCATCGACCCCGGAACCAATGTTGAGTTCTTTGCCCTCGCAACGGGCTCGCAGCTCTATGATGAAGGAGTGTCTGATTTCCAATGAGGTATAACTATGACCCGAAGCTGTTAGAGTTCCTTTCAACTCGGTGTAACGTAACGCAGGCCGTGGCCAGGATAGCGTTGGACCATGCGAGAGGAAGAATCCCGGAGGCGATCGAGTTGTTGAAAAACGACCAATGCCTACACGCGTTTATGAGGGAGGCGAGAGAATATGGCTGTGAAGAGTGATTCATATGCGGCCCGGAAAACAAACAGGTTATGCTGCTGTCATGACCCTCAGCGTACTGAGCCGAA